ACAGTAATCGCAATACTTTTAATTGTCATTTTGACAAGCCCTCCCATCTTGTAAAATAAAAAAGTGCCTTACCTCCGGGATAACTATTCGGAAGTATGCACTTTGAACTGAGAAATTGCCTGAATCACTTTATCATATCCGACCATTGCACACAGCCATGACAACAACACTAACGCAATTAAAATCACTGCCATTTTTTCATTCATAAGTGTTTCAGTCAGAATCATATATCCGGTATCTACTGCAATGGACAGAATCACCGCAACAACACCGGCAAGTAGATTTGACCGATACGGTTTCTTTGCCTCGTCCAGTAGCTTCTTGATTCCTTCCGTCACTAGCCCGGTCAGTACAGACACAATCATCAGTAACAGTAAAAATGTTTCAAAATTCATCATTGTTCTTCGTCCTCCATTTCTTCATTATCGCCTGCATCCCCCTGATATCCTCCACCAGGATCAACCGGCTCATTGTAATCTCTTCTGTGCTTTTCTTTACTGGTTTTTATCCACCCACAGATGCCACATTCACCGAGTAGTGCTGCAATCAATGCGCACCATGCTGATTCCGGAGCGGAACCACACTGGGAGAATACTGCAAGCATTTTCCAGTTTATATACATCATGTAAACGAATACACATATAAGCACAATGTTCAATGTACCGAGCTTTTTAATCAGCTCTTGCACTTTTCTTTTTTTCTGCCTTTTGCGGCGAGAATTTCTTCTGCTCAACTTCTTTACTTCCTCCCTACCTCTTAACACGCCGTATAATCATTCTGACAGGCTCAGGCGCAGCTTCAAAATGCTTTGATAAACATTTCCTCACATAAGAATAAAAATCCGTTAAAACAGCAAATAAACGAGCCTTATTTATTTTCAACTCATTTATGTGAGTTTGTGGATAAAAATGTGGAAAACTTTAAAAGCCAATCTGCTTTGCCAGGAATCCGATTGCAATTCCTATGATAGTTGTCAGAACGTATCCTGTAACCTTCCTCCACATTTCTCCGTCTCGGTTTTCCAAGGCTTCCAATCTGTCACCCTGACGGCCTTGTTCCTTTACCATGTTTTCAACTGACATTGCAAGTTTCTGTACGGAAGTTGTCAGCTCTGAAATTTGCTTTGTCGTGCCTTCCAGAATTTCAATCCTACGATTCTGCCGATTGTTTTCAGCATCTAATCTGGCACAGAACTCTGCATGTTCGGCACGAGTGATATACTCATCCGTCGTTCTCACCTCCTTCCCCTCCTGACGTTTCTTCTTGCCATTCCACATCGTCTGCATCTGCATACGGGCGGCACATGGCCTCTATGACATCCAGATCATTGTGTATCTGATCAAGACTTTTGTTTGATTTTCCGTCAATATAGAACAGGAGGTCATAAACCGCAGACCATAGCTTCGCTATAATTTTCAACTTCATAGGCTATTTCTCCTATAACCTTGTTTCTATCAAGAACCACTGAATCTATCAGTTCTTTTCGGAACTCTTTGCAATCGCAGTGATCCAGCATACCCAAATAAGATTTTAATGTGGCAGTTACCACTTCCATCTCGATCAGTCCAGCATTGTATTCCTCTACTTTTCTTCTGAGATGGCGTTTCATCTCCAATGTGGTGCTTTTCCTGATAGTTACATAATGTGGCCATATCCGATAGCCTACAAACTCTATGCCCTGCGATATCGGGCGTATGCAAGTCTTCTGGTTCAGAGATAACCGTAACGTTGTTTCTACAAATTTCTGGATTTCAGCTTTCCACATGTGAAGCTGCTCTTTGCTGTCCGACAGAATGATAATATCATCCATGTATCTGACATAAAAATGGATGCACAGTGTCCTTTTACAGAACTGATCCAGTGCATCCAAGTAAATATTTGCAAATACCTGCGATAGCAGATTTCCTACCGGCATACCTACATCGTAAAGCCTTTCCTCCAAAGGCACCTCTCCAGGACCTTTACCAGGCGGTAAGCCAAATGGCGTATGTTGGCAATCTATAATGTTATACAGGACTTGCAAAAGCTGTTGATCTTTAATTTTCCTTGCCAGAATCTCCTTCAATACTTCGTGAGATATCCGGTAAAAATATTTGCTGATATCCAGTTTAAGGTAATACCATGTGCCAGGCTTATGTTCTACGGATTTTATCCAATACCGCAGTCTTTGCATGGCAGCAAGTGAACCCCTTCCAGGAATACAGCCGTAAGTATCTTTGATATATCCTTTTACCAACAGGGGATTTATGACACGATATATCGCCCATTGCACAATGCGGTGATAAAACGTGATTGACATGATCATTCTCTTTTTAGGTTCATAAACATAAAAGATATAATACTTATCAATCGTGTATTTACCAGAGCGTACATCCTGTTGTATCTGTTCAATGACATTCCAAATATCGTGCTGGACGCGAAGAACATCTTTGTTGTATCTTCTGCCTTTTGACGCGTCTTGGATTGCCCCATACAGATTATCGTCAGAGAATATCAAGTCAAAAACATGCTTGATTTTCATTGATTTTCCCTCTGTTTTTTCATTATTTCGTTGTGTTTGGCGGTTTTCTCATAGGTACTGGCAGCCTCCACAACCGATGCCACATCTGCAGAACGCCATCAACATAGCACCATTTTTCTCCTGCTTTTCAGCCGGAGTGGAAACAGGTTCCTTTATCCCCTCGCACTGTCGGTAGTCCTTGGAGTTTCCGATTCTGGCATCTGAGGGTAGAGCGGAGCGGAAGCCGATGTTCGTGTTCGAGTTGGAACGTGGATTGTTCAGGTTCACGTTGAACACACCAGCATTCGAGGTGTTGTTCCAGTTGCCACCACAGATCGGCAAACGCTATAACCCATTCCCTACGAAAATACTCAATGTCTTTTATATCGGCTGTTTCCATATCTGGAAGATTTCTGCTTCTGAGTAGCCGTATTGTCAGCATCAGAGTTTGTTCCATTCACCGTATTAATAAAACCGCCTATCATTCTGCCTATTTCTTCTGAACGTCTAGTCCATTCTTTGTAGCTGGACAGTCCTTTCAGAATATTCAGATCATATGCTACTTTGATAAATTCTTGCAGGGTTTTATTCTCCCTGTCAAAATCTCCAAGAGTAGTTTTCTTGTAATATTTCTCTCTGATATCTACTGATAATCGAAGTAATTTTTTCATGCAATCCATCAGATCATTTCCAATGGCATATTTATCGGCTACGCTCCATCTCTTTATAAGCGGATATGCATAGTCTATCATGTCTTCGACCTTCTGAAGAATCTGGAAGGAATCATCTTTTGTGACAGTTCCGGTGTTCTGGCTTTCCTCCATACTTTCGCAGCCTCCATTTTTCTACTGCCCTACTACCGTAGGGCAGAACAGTACACAGTTCTCAGTTTTACAGTTCACAGTAAGCGGAGCGGAAGCCGATGTCCGTGATCGAGTCGGAACGCGGATAGGACAGGTTCACGTAGAACATACCAGCATTCGAGGTGTTGCGCCAGTAGCCACCACAGATCGGCAAACGCTCTCCCGAAGTATTCAGTCCATGATAATCTCCACCGTAATCTCCATTCGGCTCATCCGGGTACAGGAGGAGAGCTTTTGCCAGCTCAGGAGCTGCTGAAAGTCCATCTCCTAATGTCATGTTATTGTATGGTAACCAGTTACCCTGATCTTTCGGTGTAATATCTCCTTTGGTAAGCTGAATCTTTCCAGAAACAACATCCCATTTCAGAGTGCCGGCAGTTCCAGGCTCAACCAGTGTGCCATCTGCTGCAATGGCTTTCCAAAGGGTGGAGCTTGCACCCATGCTTGCATCAGCGGCCATGCAGTTTGCATATGGAATGATCTGGATTTCTCCATTCATCAGTCGCATACCTGCACACCATTCCCAAACATTACCGTTCAGGTCTGCAATTCCATCAGGCATCCAGTTATGGTTCCATGTATTCGGTCCGGATCCGGTTGCGCATCTGGCAATTTTCCCACTCTCGTAATAAGTCGGAACGCCTTTTTCATGTCCATATGCGTGATCGGCTCCGTAATTGTTATTGCCTCTCGGCATAGTTCCATTCTTGCGGCACCATAAAGCAATAGCAGACCACAGAGAATAAGGTGTAAGGCTCCATCCTTTCCCTTTATTTCGACAATATGTAACTGCCTGATCGAAATTAAGGCTTGCTCTTGGGTCACGCATCGGGAGGGAATATCCACGTTCATTCAGGACAATGTTCTGATATTTTGAAACATAGATAACGCTCTTTTCTACTCCGTCCACACTGAATGCCGGGTGAATGTTTTCACTTCCTCCTGCAATCAGGTCAGACATTTTCAGTTTCGGGAATGGAACCATTACAGAAGGCATTCCCAGATCATCAAATAATACGGTGTTTTTCCCACCGGACAGTGCTTCAATAGATAACTTTAAATCGTCAAAATTCGGCATTGTTTACTCCTCCATTTCCCATAATGTCAGTGTGCATTTGTCCATAGAAAAAGGAACCGGTTTGCGTTCCATAATGGTTGGCTGTTCGGTTCCCACTTCTGCATCCGGATTATAATTCGGATTTTCTTTCTCTGTTTCTGTATATTCCCTTGCCGGGATAGTAAGCTGAGCTACATATTTGTCACCGGCGCTGGCTCCCATCACAAGACCACCGGTATAATCCTGGCAGATATCAATAGTCACTTCGTAGTCTCTTTCTTTTTTGTCAACCCGGAAAGACATTTCTCCATCGCCAAAATCAATGGATTTTCCACTGATTTCATAATCTACAAAATTTGTACCGTTTTCAGGTAATTTGATAACTTTCATCAGTAATACTTCCTCCTGTTCTCTGCTGATCTGACTGCCTCGTTAGTTCTTGCCGCTGCCACTTCCGCAGCTTCTCTCATTGCAGAATTATTTCTATCCACACCGTAAGATTTCATGATAAATTCTGCATCCGCTCTTCTTTCCTGATTCGGAATGATCACATTCGCCATTTTAGATGCCTCCTCTCACATAACACCGAACTGCAACGCTTGAAGCAGAACCGGTATATTTGATTTTGAATCCATTCAGTAATTTGTCACTGATTTCAAATTCACCAGCCGCACCACCGGTAACGCTTACAACCTCAACAGTGATCGTATAATCCTTGGTATTTCTTGGAGTAACAATCTGTAAGGTTTTGATGGAATTGTTATGTGGGTATACCTGGCTGTTCGTCAGAGTAGCTTCGATTACCTCTCCAGTAATTCCTTTCAGTTCCTCATTCTGTCTCAGCAACATTCTCATTGCTTCGGAAGACATCAGCATAGCTTCCAGTGCCGCCAAATCCATAGTGTTGAAATTCGTTGCATTCTGCGGAGTTCCCTGTGTTCTTACTGTTCCAGGTGATCTCTGCAAGGTAACCTTGTCCCCCTCAACAGTCTGTGCAAATCTATTTGGGAATTCGCATACCATGTCCTTCCAGTTTACAAGACTTCTCATTTTCTCACCTTCTTTCCGTTATGATGTTTTCAGAACTTCTGAGATTTCCAACTGCACGATATAAGAAAAGCCCTCTGCAACAGAATCCATTTTCAATCGTTCTGCCTTAGAGAGCCATAACTGGTTATCTGTATCATACAGCTGCACTTCTGACACTTCACCGGATCCGGAAGATAACTCAATCTTGAAAGCTATCTCCAGCATTCCATCGGAAGTAGTTGTTACCGATTCAATCGGCACCTTGTAATAGGTTGAGCTTACTTTGTACTTTGCATATGCAATCCGGCGTTTCGTATAATCACGATACCCCTGAATAGCTGCACTTGTAAGTAATGCCATTCTGGAACCTCCTTCTTTTTATATTCCTAATGCATCACCGCAGATAGGATATACCACTTTCCAGCTTTCGGTTTTTACCTTCGGAAGTACATCTCCTCCTGCTGTCTGCAATTCGGTACTGATTATTGGATATATACCGGCATTTCCAGAATCACCGGCTACTGGGTATACTGTTTTTACAGCCTGTACCGCTGCTTTTACAGTAATTCCGTCACAGGCTATGCCTAATCCCATATTTACGTCTGGAAGCAAGCCTGCCTGTATAAAACGCTTCTCCCACGCTTCTGTTTCTATGCTTAACCCAAGGCTTACTTTACATGTGCATTTCGTCTGGAAAGGAATGTGTGCCGGTATTCTCCTACTGATGATTTTCTGCAGTATTCCTAAAGAAATAAAGCCACTATCGTTGTTGTTAAATTCAACACACAGAGTGTCTCCATCCCAGTACACTTTTCCTTCGTGTCCGGTATATGCCTTGATGAGCTGCAAAATAACGCTGCCACTCAAATGACCGGTTCCAGAATAATATATTTCAACTATTCTTCGCCGTTCTTCAATGGTAAGCTCTGCATCGTGTTCAATTCCAAGCATCCTTTCATACGCAAGTAAAGTTGGAAGATCGGCCTGTGAAGGAAACAGGTTCTTAACCTCCTGCTCCATCTTCTTTGCCAGAATATCCAGAAGCCACCCTTCAAACATATAGACGGCATTCATTTCTCTGTACTCTGTCCACCACTTTGGACCGTAGCTGACAATTTCTTCATATCCAGGTGAAGATGAATTATAAAATATTTCCATCGACAGTCACCTCCCCCAGTATAGGAATCTGCAAAATAGAAAAGGTAATATTTGCTGAGTTCCCATTCAGTTTCAGTTCGTCATAATCAATAACCTCGTCCATATTTTCAAGTATGGAGCCAACATGTGCGTATCGGATTGCCATACCGTTTGTATATTCTTCCAGTGACATTTCGACAAAATATTTCTGTAAAAGGTTTTTGAACGCTTCCTGTATTCCTGAATATGTCGCATCACTTTTTTTCAACACAGAAACTGCAATGTCAATCTTCACTGCTTCAACAGCTACGGCAGTAAAGAACTGTCCTATATTTGCAACTCCTTCACCCATTCCTGTACATCCAGGATCGATATAATTCTGGACATTATCTATAACTGTCTGTGATGGTACTCCTCCAACCGCTGAAATGATAACGCCCTTTACTGTATATGGTCCTTTCCATAAGGGAATGATTCGTGCTGCTCCTACGCCTTCCACAGATTCGCACCATGTACGCACCTGAGATTTATTTCCATTCTCGTCTGGCCCTGAGATTCGGTTTATTAAACGTTCCCTTGCCGAATCATCACTTTCTGCATCAATTGCAGGAATAGCCAGCTCTCCGAGGGTTGCGCTGATAAGTCCGTCTACATCCAGTTCAGGAATAACCTTAGTTCCAGATACCAGATTATTCATGTCGGTTCCCATATCTTCGGATATAAGAATGTATCTTCCCTCTGAATCACTGGATAAGGTAAAAAAATAATCGTCCACTGACATTTTAGAATCCATTTCTGGAACCATGCCAACAAATGAGACGTAATATGTAGCTGGCGTAGGATTCGCTGGATTTCTCGTCAATCCTCGCTCCATCATTTTTTCATCTAGTACATCACCTGTACATGTGAAAATAGATATGATCTCTTTTACCATTTTCAACTGTTCAAGGAATGTGCTGGTTCGGATAATGCTTCCCATAGATGCATCCCAGTAAATGCTTCCCTGTCTCGTGTCTACATTCAGATATTCTCCCATGTCATAGAACTGTTCAATCAGAACATCCTGTGTGATCTCATTCAAAGGTAAATCTTCAATGTTTTTCAGCTTCTGCACGAGTTCTGTATCAACTTCCAACGGGGCATTTGCAAGCATTGCTGCCATCGCTGTTTTAAAATCCTGTATTTTTTTCTCCATCGTATCAGCCATTGCTTATGTCCCCCTCTATTATGGTATCGCCAAATATGGTCGATGCTGCAAATGAAACATAGATGGAATCCACATCTAATATTTCAAACTGTAAATTGTCAATTTCTAAGATTTCCTCCATGTTCAAAAAGGCATCTGATATCATTACTGGCATATCAGCTTCCAGATAATCAGGAGATAAATCAATGTTGCCTAATTTATTCATAATGTCACTGCCATATTGATCATCGTATATTTCATAGGCATATCTTCTCGTCTGCAATGCCTTAAACATTCCCTGGCCGGCGGCTTCTAATCCATCAATCATACCGATGATCCGCTTATTCTGAAAATCCATTCGGTATGTTCGATATATTATGCTTTCTTCCAGATCATCTTCCTCATTGGAAACAAGATCAACATTTTCGTCTTCATCCATGTTTCATGTCCTCCCTTCATATTTTGTCTAGGAAATAGTATATTTTGTTTCTATTCACTGCCAGCAGGTACCACTGATCTCCTGCTTGCAACGGCTGTTTTCCGGAAGGAACAATAACAGACTGGTCTGACAGACTGATGTTTATATCATCAATGAGTATAACTTCCAGCGGTTCCACTGTTTGTATATATCCAATAACGATATGGGGCATACTCTGCTCTGCAATCGCTCTTATGATTTCTGTAATGTTTTGTGCCATATTTCACCCCTCTGTCCTCATTTATTTAGTTTTTTTCATAGCTGAGTTTCAGGTTCATTTTGTGATGTCCATTTTCAAAAGTATGTGTATCTTCCTCAATGAACATAATCCTTTTAGCTCCAATAGGTGAAATTTGAACATAGGCGCATTTTCCAGATACGCACCTCGTGTCACCGGTAGCGGTAACGCTTAACTCCTGATCTACAATACTGGTATCTTTTTTGAACGTAGATATTTTCTGGTTAAGTTCTGTTTTCGTAACGTCCTCATCTACCGTCTGAATATCTGCAAATTTGCCTATCTTCTTTTCAAGGGAAGAATTGACAAAGCTGCCTTTCTTGGCATTTTTTGAAGTAACCAATGTTAGTCTGGTTCTCGTTTTATAAATTGATCTGGACATATCGTAGCTTTGGATATTGCTATCTAAGGATAATATCGGCATGGACGTTTGTTCCTGCCGTTTCCTCAGATATATTTTTCCCTTCTCGGACGAAACATAATAGCGTATTCCAGTAGCGTAATATGTCTGGCTCAATGCATCCTCAATCACATCCCAATATGTTGTGTTTTTCTTTACCAGTTCCCCTATGATGTGACCGGTATTTACCGCTGAACCTAAAGGAAGCCCCAGCTTCTTTAAGCAATACTTAAAAATATATGTTGCAGATTTCTTCTTAAAAGAAAAACTGCCTTTGTTATTGCAAAGATAAACACAGTTATCATATGCCTTTATAGTCAATGTTCTTTTACTACTTCTGCTATCTGTCATAAGCAGGCCACGAAATATTTCGCTTTTGTCACAATAAAAAAACACCTGCTGTCCTTCACCAGAATTTGCAGATGCTCTTACAAACTGTTCCGAATCAAAAAGGGTGGCGCTCAACGTTCTTGGAGCATCACCTCTCCGACCAGTAACAGAAACTTTCTGTATTAATTCTGAGATATTCTTATATGTGCCATTCTTCCCGATTTTTAACGTGATTTTGTTCATTTCGGCACCTCCATTACATTTTCTTTAGCCATGTATTATAAGCATATCCCCACTTGCTACCATACTTCACATGATACCAGTTTCCCTTCTTTTTTCCATCCGAAGTAACCGTTTTGCCATATGGCATTAGTCCCAGTATTGTTGAATTTGGTCCTTTTCTTAAATGTAGGCCACTTTTTGCAGTGACTTTATATTTAATAGTTTTTTTATTGCTTGGTCGTTTACCTGTGCTTGTCTTTTTGGGTTTTTTGTTTGCTTTTTTCTTATATGTACTGACAGAGACTTTTCGGTGTTCTCTTATCTTCACTTTATAATAGACCGTTCCAACATCTCCGCCCTGTTCATATGGAACATAGGATGCAAGATCAGCATACATATTTATTGCAAACGGACCTCCCACCAGGACAAAATGAAATGGGTTCTTTGCATTCGCAAGAGCCAGCATCCACTTGTGCCATACGGAAGGCTTTTTAAACTCTTTCTGCATACAAGCACAGTAGTTTTTTCCATACTGCGAAGGGAAAATAGATTCAAATTCAATGGTTATAGCATCTCTTTTCCCTCTATGCAGTATTTCTCCAAAAGTATCAATATCTACGGAAGTCAGTTTTCCATTAACTGTGAGGGCAATCTTTGCCGGAAGCATCGGAGCAACATATACCTTTTTGTCATTATCATAATTGAAAAACATTCGGTATTTTGTTGGGTTGTTCACATTTTGCTTGAACATATTAGAACTCATACGATGCGTCACCTCCTACCAGAGCTTCCTCTGTAACAATATTTACAAATACATCTCGCACCTTTTCCATAAGTACCTGCACGATATCATCTTTGGAAACGCCCTTGCCGGCAGTAATGCTACCATTTCCATTGATATTGATATCAATAGTCCGGTTACTGCTTGCTTTTGCTTCCTGTCCATTTCCGTCAGTATTCTTTCCTCCGGAATACATTGACGGCGCTATCTGAATAGGCCCATCTTCCAGTGCTCCAAGACGTTTTCCTGCTTCCTGCCATAATTCCATAGCATTTCCAGAACCATCCAACGGAATAATTGCCTCTGGTCCTGCTTCTGCAACCATACCAAGATGAGGCTCATCGAAAATACCGCCAGCCGCATGAAGAGCAGCTGTTACTGTTGCGGATCCGGTTGCTCCTCCACCAAAGCTAATTGTCTTTGTTGGATTTGCCAAAGAATAATTCGCTGTCAGTGTTACGTGTACAGTGCCAGATGCAGAATACGGATTCGCCCACGCACTGCGAACAAGTCCTCCTACGTAATCATATACAGCCGCAATGTTGTCGTTACCTTTTGCCAGGGTAACATCTACTGTACCATCGGCAGGAAGGGCTGCTGAAAACGCACTGATCACATCACTCTGTGTAGTTGCTACAGCCTGAGATGAATCAACATTTCCTGCTGTCAGCGTTATATTCGCTGGGACATTTACAGGAACTGCACTCTGTTCTCCTAGCTTTCCGGTAATCTCAGATGATAACTGAGTATCATCAATCGCACCAGCTTTAATAGTTACATTCGCTGGAACCTCGACCGGAATGGCTTCACCCTGCTGTAATTTCTCAGAAATTGCAGATGCAAGTTCACTATCATCCAGGCTCGCAACCTCAAATTTAATGGTTGTTGGAACATCAGTTTCTTTCGGCTCTGCCTGTGTTTCCTGCTCCTGTGCAGCCTGCGTTACCTGAGAATCATCTACACCAGCATTTGTCATGTTTGTTTTTACCGGCTGTTCTCTTTCTACGGTCTCTGCTGTTTGGCTCTTTGCTTCCTCCTCAGCTGCCTGCGCAGTCTGAGAACCGTCTACACCTTCATCCGTAAGTGTAGTCTTTACTCCCTGCTCAGTTTCTATGGTTTCCCCTGTCTCACTTTTTGCCGCTTCCTCAGCTGCTTCTCCCACACCGGAAGCATCTGTATCAACCTTTTCTTTTGGAATCTTTAATTCCATATCAGGATAAATTGTGTATGGGTCTTCGATACCGTTATACTCAGCTATTTCATGCCAGTCTACTCCAAGGGCTTCTCCGATCTGTGAAAGGCAGTTGCCCTTTTCAACTTTGATCTGAATGTCTCCATCCACTTCGCCCTCTACGGTTCCAAGATCACCAAGGGCATCCTGAATAAGCTGATCTACATGGTCCTGATTTACCTCAACATCATCTACTTCGGCCTGCATGCCTTCAATAGTTACTGGATCCGTGTCTATATCTGTCGTTGCTCTATCAATGGCGGTTTTTAATTCTTCCGGAACGCTTACGGTTCCGTCCTGAATTGCCTGTACCAACGCTTCACTCGCAGGATCAGCAATCATCTGATTTGCAAACACCTGCCATGCAGCATCGGCATCTCCAGCCGCAGCTCCTACCTGCACAGCATCATTAAAGGCAGTCATTACATCCTGTGGAACTGCCTGCCCCATTTCTCTGTACTCATCAATAAGACCTGCCATGCTTTCTACATCAGGCTTCATTGAATCATAAATTTTTGACAATGTTTTCTGGTCTTTGTTACTGAATATGCTTGTGCCAGTCATAGCACTGGAAAATCCGTTCTGCATTGAATTGACTAAGGGCATATAATCCTGGTTTGCCAGATATGAATTGGCATTATTCAGGAAATTTCCTGTCTGTTCCTGAATTGCAGAATAATTTGAATCAAGTTTTTCTCCGTAAGCATCTGAAAGAGTATTTTTTTCAAATTCCAGGCTATTTCCAAGCATACTGGCCTGATCATTTCTTACGGCATATCCTGCCTGCTGCTTATAATTAACAAGTTCTTCATCTGAAATTCTCTGCACTCCATTTTCATCAGCTTTGTTCAGAGCATTCAATGTAGTGTACAGCTTCTTTTCTGATGTTTCCAATGCCGCAGTAGCAGTTTCTCTCTGTTCGCCAAGCTCCTCCACTACCTTTGTAAATGTATCTGCTGTCAGATCTTTTCCTGAAAGTCTGCCATATTTCTGCGTCAGGACATCCATCTGAGCTTGTGCTTCCGCTTCCTGCCAGCCTTCCATAATGTTATTGATCTTACCCTGCAACTGGTCAATCGCTGCCTGTTCATCAACATCTATGATGCCATCTTCTAATGCAGTCTGAACCAAGTTTGTGAGACCTGCCGACAAAGATTGCATCTCACCCAGATCCTGTTCAGCCCATTTCTCAATCTGAGAGCCAAGGCTGGAACCATCAGCCATTTTTATGTCGAACTCATTTACCGTCATTTTTGCGGCAAGAGTTTGTTCCGTAAGAGCCTGTTCAATATTCTCTTTGAATGTCTCTATATTCTGCATATATGAGGACTGTTCATCCTCAGTAAGCTGAATGCCGACACGTGCTTTCCATTCCAGAGCATCGTTTGCAGCAAGGGCTTCTTCTGCCTGCTGATTAAATTCTTCTGCATTCTCAAAATGGCCTATTGCCGCATTGATATTCACAAGCCATTGTGCATCTATTACACGTGATGCGAAATCCTCAATTTGAGAATCATCCAGCTCTACGCTGCCAAAATGCGCACTTAGGCTGTCTTCTACCTGAATATCATTATATTTCTTTACGGCCAAGCCTACGGCTGTTATCGCTGCTACAGCCGCCGCTGCTCCTGCTGCCCATGGTGAACCGAATAAACTTGTACCTAATTTTCCTAATGCGCTCGCCATTCCACCGGCTTCTGAAACCATTCCTGCAATTTTTATACCAGTGTTTACAGTTTTCATTGCCGCAAACCCAGCACCGATAGATGCAAACGCACTTGCGACAGCTTTCGGATTCTGCAATACAGCCTTGATCATCGGAGACAGTGCATTTCCTACTTTGGAGATTCCACTTGCCAAGGTTCCAAATGCATCAGGAACCCAGGATGTAAGTGTTGGAATAATATCACTGGTAATCCACTGCGCACCTTCTCGCAACGGTCCTTCCATTGCTTCAAATGTCTGTAACTGCATTTCTTCATAGGCGCTATTCATATTTGCCATATCACCAGAAAGATTGTCATTCATCGTTTCTGCCATATCTTCTGATGCTCCGGTGGCGCTTCTCAGAGCTTCCTCATATCCAGCAACCTTGTCCATTCCTTCGGCTAGAACCATATTTACGCCCTTAATGGAATCATCGGTAAATACAGAGCTTAATGCAGCGGCTCTCTGAGCACTTCCCATTCCTTCTGTAGCTTCTCCTACCTCCGTTAAGATATCTGTCATATCTCGGAAGTTTCCAGAAGCGTCTTGGACAGCAATAGACGTTTCGCCAATCTTAATTGCTCCATCGTCCATTTTGGCTGTAATGTCTCGCATCATAGCTCCCAATGTCGTACCAGCTTCAGAGCCCTTTCGGCCTTGGTTTGCCATAGCTTCCAACAGAGATGTGGTTGTTTCAACATCCTGCCCAGCAGCGTGCATATTCGCAGCTGAGTTTTTATATGCTTCTCCCAACTGTGCCGCTGTGGTATTACTGTTAGACTGAGCGTACGCCAGCATATCAGCAAAATATGTAGATTTATTTGCCTCCATGCCAAATGCAGACAAATAATCTGTAACCATGTCTGATGCTTCACCTAATCCCATGCTAGATGCCGCGGCAAGGTTCAGGACGCCGCCCAAAGCATCCGTAGACTGCTGTGCATCCCATCCTGCCAAACTCATATATTTCAATGCTTCGGCTGCCTCTGATGCACTGAAAACTGTGGTTGCACCATATTGTCTTGCAGTATCTTCCATCATCGCAAGATCACTGGATGATGCGCCTGAAATAGCAGCTACTTCTGACATTACAGATGTATAATTTTTTCCAAGTTCTATGGAATCTGCCGCAAAATCTTTTACCTGTCCAATAATCGCTGCTGCTGAAACAACTGCAAACAATGTTTTTAAAGCTCCACTGAGATTTATAGCTTTCGATGATGCTTCCTCCATAGAACTCCCTGCATCATCAACCTGCCCTGCAAGCGAATCCATACCATCGGCACCATCTCCCAGATCACCAGTGGCATCAGCAAGATCATCTACACTTTCAGAAGCCCTGGATGCACTGTCAGATAAATCATCTGCATTGTCTGCCGCTTCGGAAAAAGCAGAGCCCATCCCTCTGGTATCTCCTGCTGAAAAACTTTCAAGACCGCTTACAGCATCATCAATGGCATTTCCAAGTGCCTCCGCATCACTTTCAACTGAATTGAAGGCACTTCCTGCCTGACTTGCAAATGAAGTGGCGGCACTGGAACGAAAAGCACTGTCCATAGCTCTACCGGCATTGCTGAACTGTGTAGCTGCTGTTCTTGCAGAAGCAGTTATCCTTTGCATTTTCGCACTTACATCATCCTGCAACGTCATTCTTACAGACACATCACTCATTTTCCATCACCGTCCTTTCATTTCTTTTTTAAAAATCCTCGTGCCAATCTTTCATCGGCATTTAAAGGTGCTTTTATTGCCAGTTCTTCCGAGGCAATATAGGCAAGACGAACATTCCTTTCCATCGTGGCGTATTCCTCCATGCGAAGTCCTTTCTTCTGCCATAGAACATGAGCCCACATCCAGTCAAAGGAATTTTCGTCATCGCCTTCCCCGGACATCATTTTTTTAATTCTTCAACCGTCTCTTTATCATTTTTCTTTGAAGCAAGTCCACACGCTTCCATCAGACAATCATCAGCATACTTGAAATCGTCCTTATCCGGGAAGATAATATTCGGCATATCCAGACGATCGTGCACTCCGTAATATTCCATCAGTTCAGGATCGTCCAGCTTCGGCTGTACGAATGCTTCCACCATAATCTCAAGACCTGCGGAATCTCCATCATAATCATTGATTACTGCAACCTGACCGTTGTTTCCAATAATCGGGCGATCACCATTTCTTTTGTCCCGATATACTTCTTTGGTCTTGTAGTTGTTTCTGATCTCTTTAATTTCCTTCATGGAAAGTCTTTTGATGATAAAAGGAATAACATTCCCTTTGGCATCCTTGTATCTTTCAATGCCTGGAAACTCCATTGTTCCACGATCTTTCAGTTCCGGTTTCATAAACGCTTTCATGTCGATACCCATTCTTTTTTCCTCCATTTTTTCAAAATTATAGGGAGGGTTGTCCCCTCCCATTTATTCAGTCATTTGTTTGTTTTGTACTTTTACGCTAATCTCTTTGCGCCAAATTTAATGGATTCTTTGACTACATCGCCATCAGTATCCATGTCAATAAGGTTGATATCATCAGTCGGTACGCATCCAACACATGTGACTGTCTCACTCTTATTCGTTGCATAGAAATCAGAGTTTTTGTCTGTCTGAACTCCCTGAATAGTCAACTCAGGCGTTTTTCCGTCCTTTAAGTAGGAATCGATCATATTGCGATATCTTCTGGTTGTTTTCCATTCCTCAATGGTGACCTCAATATCGTAACCAATCCAGCGACGGTTGGTTCCTGGCTCGGAAAGCTGTTTTCCTGACCATACATCCGGCTTAAATACAACCTGGAATTTGCAAGTGTCAGCAATCAGCACTCCATCCAGATATACCTTACCTTCTCTTGCAGATAAGGGGCTTCTGTTTACACGTTCATTTGCCATAGTATTTTATCCTCCTTCCTATCGTGCTACGATGCTAATATAGAATTTTTCAGCACTATCTACTGCCTGTAATCCTATATTCAGATACATGCTATCCCCAACAGACCTACCGGTATCAACCAGGAAATCCTCGTCGAGAACTACGTTTGTGAGTGCTCCATCGTCAGAGTAATTCTGAAGCATGGAACGTCCAAGGCCTTCCACTACAGCCCATCCATCTTCGTCATTATCAAACTTTCCAGGACGGAATGTAATCAGGCAGTCATTTTCAAAAGAATCATATACACGAAGTGGACGGTTCTTTTTGATGTCCTGTGGTGTTTCAGAATCAATATGGACTTTGCTATTAATGTCATATTCAAGGATGACATTTCCTTCATCGTCCACACTGAAAAATGTCTGTCCAGCTTCAATGGCTGCGATTGAAGCTTCGTTGTTCATTTCTCCAACTACGGATGTAGCATTTGTCACCTGGGCATATGTAAGAGAAGTTACATAATCTGCCCCTGCAGTAGCTCCTGCCAGCCATGCACACGCTTCTGCAGTTGTCAGTGATCTGTCTCCATACACAAAAGAGTTCACCAGATTAATGATTCCTTCATAATCTGCTGCAAAATTCGGAGCTACTGCCTGGCATTTCCAACCGATACTCTCACGAATATACTTGATCTTAGTGAGAAGTGCTGTCTGCAAGGAACTCTCTGTACTTGGGAAGCACATACAGTTGAAACGTACTTTCTCTGACTTATCCAGGAAATCGGAGATACCTGAATTTCCAGAGCCGTCTACAGTATCGGTTCCGCCTTCCAGTGTTGCGGATGCGAACGCTGCCATCTCGCCTGTACCGGAAAAATCAACATACTCGGATACGCCTTTCAGTTCATCCATAGTTTTAATGCCTTCGAATAATTCAACCTCCGAGCCATTAATAACAACAGAAACGTCAAATCCATCTACAGGATTTGCAACTGATACGATCTTCACTGTGTTTCCAAGAGTTCCTTTATATTTTGCGGTTACTGTCAGACTTCCAGAACCTACAGTAATAGTCTTTTTAGCTGCTGCTCCTCCATCTGGGATATATACATATACTGTAGCGGCATTAAGAAGTAAAAGCTGTAACATAATCATAGATGAGTTAGTCTCATCGTAAACGCTACGTCCCAGCTCTGCTACATGACCATCCGGAGAATCGGCTGAAATGATAATCCATTTCCCTCTTGGTCCCCAGTCATAACCAATCAATGGAATGCTTGCTGTTCCTCTGGCGGATCCGGAAGCTGTTGGCTGCCTTCCGTTTTTCAGATTGGCATATACGCCTGGTCTTACCTTCGGCTGTGATAATTTAAATGTTCCACCTGCCATTATTTTTTACCTTCCTTTCCGTAAAGCCATTCATTGATGATGGCTTCAACCTCTTTTTTGGTGTACTCCTCCTCAGTATGTCCATACATCGCACCATCAAAGGTGCTCTGAGATACTCCAAACAGGAGAATGCTTTTCTCCCGGAGTTTTCCTACGGCATACTTTGGCTCTTTTTTTACAACATTAGCTGGCTTTTCTACTGTAGTTTCAGCAGAATCAGCGGCCTCAGTGCTTTTTCTTGTAGCCATTTCATAACCTCCTGTTCTGTATTTCTTGTTTAGCATTTTGCCAAGCAAGATAAAATTTCTGCATCTTCGTTCTCTGTGCTTCTGGTTGGAAATACACGTCAAACGATAAGGATAACTGCACAATTCCTTCATCAACCTTTCTGGTTGTTGGGGGCGTTACCCTTAATGCCTTGCCAGTTACTTTTCCATCCTCATCCACAATCGGGACCTGGCAATCATTCAGCATGATTTCATCTCTCATACTCGCTGCCACAGCCTGTGCATCCCAGTCCAAATGCGCCATGAACCAGATATTCATTGTCATAGTCGTACAATAGGAACTCAGGGTTGCTTTTCTTCCTGCGGAATATGGTATCTGGAAATAAACTGAGGGAACATAGAAGTTCTCCGGTATCTCATCAAAGTACAACTGTGTCCCCTCTTCTGAATTGTCCTGTATAAACCTCACTACAGCCGCAAGGCTCTGTTCTAGGTTGACATTCATATAATTTCACCTTCATACATTCCAGTAGTATAAGCTGGGTAAAATATCAAAATTGCAAATAGCCATCACCCATACAATAAACATCGTGCAGTAGAAGATTGTCCCTGCAACATCCTGATCTTTGCACTTTTTGGAAGCCTTGCATCCATTGTATAAAAGATAAAATAAACATAAAATTGCTATCATTGTACGTCCTCCTCATTTATCCAAAATATCGTCTGAAAAACTGCTCAAATGCTTTGTCTGCCATTTCTGGAAACATTCGTTCAAGAATTTGCACTGACCTGTCAAAAAAATGTGAACCGGCAACAAACGAGGCTTTTAATACCATTCCTGATTTTGCACCAGGACTGTACCTGAAATGATTTCCTTCCCAGTATCCAGGAACAAAACGCCCAGGCTGCTGTCTGTGTCCATCATTCACGTACTTTGCGTAATCAAGAGTGGATCCGATTTCCAGTGTCAGTCCTCCAAGATCAAGGTTCCAAACATTTCCGGAGCCTCCCTTCGTGAATGAGGAAAGTAATTTTCCTGTGTCTACATTTCCTGCACCTTCTATGGCTTCCTGCACTATCGTAAGAAATTCTTCTCCAACTTCCTGTAAGGTCTTTCCCATATACGGTTTTAGGTCTGCACTGGCAGCCTCTACTTTCCTTGCAAATGCTTCCAACTGGCTTGCATCAATCATTAAATCGCCCCCTTTATGCCATCCTCCCGGCGTATCGTGACAACAATATGATGATTGCCATGCACCGCCTTTGGGATTCCAGCCCTGAACATATAGTCTCTGCTTTTTACAAAGTCATTTTCCCTGATATCGGTACCGTATGGCAGTGCCAGCTTTGCCTCTCCCTCAATAGATGCAAAAGGCTCATTTTGTTTTATCGCTAAGGACGAATTTACATAAAAATGGCAAGGCACATCTTCCAGATCAGGAGTGGCCTTGCACATTTCAGATTGAGCGGCTTTTATACCGTATTTTGTTTTTGTTTCCACCTGTTCAGGGTGGTATATGCTACATCTGTGGTTTAAAAATTCTTCAAACATATAACACCCCCCTTACAAAATCCTGAGCCGCATTACTGTTTTTCCGATTCCATCTGTAATGATGTAATCAGCCAGTAATTCTTCCAGATCAAGGCTATCAAGACTGATCGTACCGGCTTCTACAGTGTAAGAATAATCGTCAAAAGATTCACTTTTGATTTTCTTCTTTGCCGCTTCAATATCATTCTTTGCATATGCTTCTGCAACGAGTATGACTGCCATCTTCACCGGTTCCGGAATCTCATCATATTCAGCAAATTTATTATTTGTGATATGAATTATCTTCATCTCCGCTCTGGCAATATCAAAGGTCAGCTTTTCATCTGATCTTTCGGAAACTTCCTTGTGGCTTGTATAGCTTTTCACATCATTCGGGAGAACCCAAGGTCTTTTTACTGCCATGCTTTGTACCCCTTTTCACTTATTCCGGGATTCTCACAACATTCAGATAGATTTCGGCTTCGCCTGCTGTTGCCGCTGCCCCGGTAGATGTAAACTTAGCTTTGATCTTCGGTTTCTCTCCCTTGATGATTTTGAACAGGTTCTTCTGATATGCGCCAACAGTTCCTTCCGTCACATCATCAGCACCAAGCAGATCATCCGCAGAATCATTTGTTCCGACAGTAAGTACATTGGTTGTTGCTGCATTAAACGCTGTGTTCACCACTGCAACTGCTTTTGTGATAATGATATTTTCTGGAAGTTCAATCATGGCAACACCTTTGCTAACATCTTTTGTGTCAAATGAAACTTTTCCAGCACATAACACCTGCTCGATTCCACACTTGCCTAAATCATAACCATTCAGTAACATGCTTTTCTCCTCCTTCTATTTTTCCCTGAGTGCTGCCCTTGAAGCTGTTGCTCTCGCAATAGCCTCAACAATCTTCTGGTAGATATCATCCTTTGTCTTGCAACCGGTGATATCAATACCATTCTGACCGGCATACTCGATCAGTTCAGCCTTATTCTTTTTCTGTAATTCCATCAGCTCAGGATCGCCCTGCACCTCGTCTTCGGATTCTTCCTCAAACATATCCGTAGCGGATTCCGTTTTTTCAGTATCACCAGTTAAAGGCTGAACTTTCTCAGCCTCACTGGTTACCATCTCGAAATAGCCGGACGTAACAAGAGCTTTTGCCTTTTCTTCCTCTGGAACATAAACATCTGGTTCAGCCTTTGTTGCTCTGACAATTCCCATATATGAAAGGCCTTTACATAATCTCAAATGAAACATTTCTAGCCCTCCTTATCAAGAAAATACATACTCCGGAAGTCCTGTAATGATTGCAGTTGCTTCCATCTCCTCGATCAGCGCATCAAAATCAAAGTGAATTACATAGAATCTCTTATCCTGCATGATCGCATCTTTGGACGTAGCATCCTTACGGAGTTTCATGCTGTAAGTATTTACTTCGATAAGGTTCTTTGGTTCTGCGAGGATAATCGCATCGTTTGAAAGACCTGGAACCTGCATAGATGGAATCGCAACAGGGCTCTTATAAAGTTCCTGCGGAACAGCTCCACCTTTTTCAGTAATCTTTTCCAGAAGGAATAATTCCCACTGCTGCGCTCTGGTTGGGCTCATCAGCCAGCGAAGGTTACCATTGTTGAAACGGTTCGGGATAGATGCAACAGCCTTGTAAAACATTTCAAGATCCATACCACCGGTACCAGATACATCAACAACATGTCCTCCGTCCTGAATCATCTTCTTGATACCAGTATTCAGCTTCAAGAAATCATAATCCGGATTATCTTTGCTTACGTTCTCATCGCCATTGATAAGCAGGTCCTCACTATCAACACCAACCTGTTTTGTCATAAGATTGGTGATAACATTTTCGAGATTTTCACCTTCAATATTCTGGCGAATGGTTTCCTCTGTAATTTCCCATGGAAGACGTACAGCGGTAGTTTCGTACTTAATGGAACCAAATTCAACGCCAGCTCTGTAGCCATCGTCTACATTCTCCATCTTTCCTCTCAGTTTTCTTTTGCCAATTCCGATCTTGTCAATCTCACCGGACTTTTCTGTGCGGACTTCATGACGGATAGCCTGCATCAGCGGTGTGGCATCAAAAGTCTGCTGTAAAAATTTCTTTGCCTGATATGGCTGGAGTAATCCACTACTTACTACGGAAGTGGTGATCACCCCTGCCTTATTCACAATCGCTTTATTTGTATTCATTCTGTTTTTCCTCCCTTATTTTCTTAAAGAAAACCATGCAGATAATGTTCTTCGTCTGCACCCTTCTGCAGGTTTACATCGTTCAGACTACTCGGAACGCCTACGCTTTTCATGACCGGTTCCATTGCTTTTGCAACAGCATCCTGAATCATCTGTTCTACAGATTCTTTGGTTACTGGTTCTTCTTTCGGCTGCATTGCCTTCTGAATTGCCTCGCCTACCATCTTTTCAATATCTGCGGCTGTGAATGCTTCTGAGGCTCCGCTATTGCCCGGTGCGGCTGTCTGATTGGTTTCACCCTTAGTCACATTACCCTCTGCATTCGGGGCTGAAATAGCCGGTGTTACGGTAAGATTGGACATTGCTTTTGCAATCGCCTCTGTTACGGTCTTTTCAATTTCTGCTTTGTTCACTTCTTCGTCCTCCTCTTCTTTGAACTTTTCAAGAAAGGCACCCATGCTTTCATGGATTCCTTTTAAGGTTTCCATGTTCTGTGTGCTTATTTTCTTGCCGGCTTTCTCAATAGATTTGAATACTCCATCTTTATCAGCCAGCAAATCTACTACGATTGAGTTGAAATCCTCTAATGCTTCCCTGATTGTGGTTTCATCGTGTATCGGCTCGTAACATCCTGTTTGTGGGTTATACGTTTCCAGCAAGTAATCTGAAAGGGAATAATACGCTGTCCAGAAATTATCCCGAACGATACGTTTATTGTATGAATCTTTTACTGCGCCTTTTTCAATCACATCGGTTGAATCTAAATGCAGTGCTTTTGACACAGCATCAACGACTGCCTTCATAATTCCTTTTTTCTGCGTTTTCTCAATGGAATTATCAGGATCCGAAAGGTCTACATCCTCAGTGCTGTAATTTCCTGTGCCTCCCATAGAAAAACCGGTAATTTCGCCCTTTTCGATCTTGCCCCAAACATCATCGTCTGCGACTTCCATCGTCATAAGCCAAGTTCCCTTTTTAATCTGCTGGCCTTCAATCTCCATGTCGCTCTTTGCAACATAAGATTCTACGATCTCCACATTGTCTGCTTTTTCAAAGCAATGCTGAATGTCTGGCTTGCCAGAGTTCTTCATAAACCAGTGGGCGGCCTTTGTGATTTCCTCCTCCGTCATGTAATTTCCGTCTGTGTCCTCAGTCATAGGCTCGTACACAATTCCAGTTACGTAATGCTTATCTTCATCCGCTTTTACAATCCGGCCATAAATCTGAATCGTAGCAGTATCACCTTCTGATTTGGTGATCAAAAATTTATGTTTGTTTGCTGCCTTATCCACCAGAGAAACGAAACCAATTTTTGCATCACTAATGGCATAAGACTTCGCAATATTACCCTTTGGCACTTCTTTTGCTCCTTTCATAAATTTCTGTATCTTCGATTTCAGGGCATTAAAAAAGCATGGTGCCCTTGTGCCATGCCAACGCCTACGCTTCATGCTATTTCACCCTTTCGGTATGCTTCGTAATATGAATTATAAATTTTCCATGTAACGGAAGGATCGTCCCTCGGTTCCTCAATGCCTGTGTCCTCTTTGAATTTCTTTTCCCAAGCATCGTATTCCGCATTAACCTCATCCATATATTTTTTTCGTGCTGCAGCTCTTTCTTCCGCTGTCATTCCAAGTGCATTTTCATCTGCAATAGTTTCCATAAGGCAATGACAGTTTGCCGTTTCCTCCACCGGAAGGCTGGTGTCTCTCGGACAAAGCACCATATACGTTGCACCATTCTTACCGGTCAGAGTGAACATTTCCCTTTTGAACACTTCCTGCCCGTCCATTGCCATGTGATTCTCTCTTGGATGAGCAGACATAACATGTTTCCATTTCTTCTTGTACGCAAGCGGATTCTGAATCATGCTTTCCTGCTGTGCGTAGCTTTCTACCCTGAGCGATTCAGTCAACGCAACACGCCGACTACGGTAGCCATGCTCCCGAATACCACTGTTTCCAATAGCTTCGGATAATTCATCTATGGACCATTTCTTTTCCTGTGCTTTCAACAGTAATCGCTCCATAGCATCTTTGGTATTCAGATTCATAATCCTGGCAAGTTCTCCTGACCATCCCTGAATGAATGCTTCTGCAGGCTTTGTGATTTCCTCCACCTCTGTTGCAAGCACTGGGTCTTCGGCAAGAACCCACTGATACGTAAATTCCCTGAACATATCGTCAAACTGTTTCCTGAATATCTCTCTCAGCGCCTTTTCCAGATTGTCAGCGTCTTTTATTCCCGGCCAGATATCGGTTATAAAGTCGGCTACTCCTGTTGCCGCCTCAATCTTTTCCAGGAATTCCAAAGAATCTGCATCCAATGCATCGTCTATGGCATCTTCTAACTTGTTGATATTCTTTACAAGTTCACTGGCTGCTACATAACCCTCTGCTTCTAAAGAATCTTTCAGATCATCATCTGCTTTTTCAATCAGCCTGTTTATTGCATCTATCAATGGTTTCGTATCAAGCTGCATGATTCTCCTCCTGCTTCTGTATCTTCGCAAGCAACTTTTTGACTTCTTTCATTACTGCAACAACCTGATCTGGTTCATTCTTTCCCTGTGCTTTCTCAATCTGCTTTGTAAGCTGTCCCATCAGTCCACTGATATCCGCCTGTGCTGCTTTATCCTTCCAGATTGTAAGCGGTACATCGCCCCACTCATCTGTGTACGGTTCACAAGTCCTTCCTAAAGCATCACAGATGACTTCTTTCGCCATATTCGGTGTAATGCCTCCTGCATTGTTTGTTACATTCAGGAGCTTATACATATCATCAGGATTACTGATATCCGGAGCCAGGAAGTAAGCCTCCACATATTGAAAACGATAACAGTTCAACAATTTATTATTGATAACCCATGCCAGAGATGTTCTCTCGGGCTGGAACACCTGCTGTTCTGTTACCTCCTGCGCCGTCTGTGCTGTTGCACGATTGAAGTCTGTGGTATATCCAACATATAAATCTGGTAACAGGAATGCCGACTGAACACGTTTTCGGTTATTGTCAAGATATTCCTGAAATAGTTCGTCTTTCTGCAAGATGCTTGCCAGGTCTTTCACTTCAATTTCTGGTTTTTTATCATCATCAAAATCAGAACGTCCATCCACGCTTTCTGTTTCTAACAGCAGGAATCCATGCTGACCGTTTTCCCCTTTGATATCGTTCATGTACTCTTTGAGATGACTGTAACTATCATCTGTCAAAGTACCGTTACGAATCATAATCATAAGTGGCGTGTGCCTACCATTGTAGAAATAATTATTATTCAATCCCTCTGCCATGCGACTTCCATCCACGCCAAGAATCTGTCCTATCCAGCGTATTTCTCCGTATGACTGCGGTCCGATGGCAAACTCTAATATTTCATTGGCCTGATATCTAAGCTCCAAGCCTGTGCCTTCTGGGACGTATCTGCCATCTCTTAAATCCATGATTCTAGGATCGCCAAACTCTTTGAAATAAACTGTCCGTCCACATATTTCCTGTTTATACTTCCTGAATTTCTTTCTGCGCTTTGTCTCTTTCCCATGATGGAAGTACGGTATTTCGACATATGGCTCCATCGGTCTTGACTTTCTCACGCTCGGAGTATCTTTGATAAATTCTATCTGCTGAACCTCTTTGTCAAGATTCCGGATAACTTCGAGATATGCGATTCCATATGTCTCTCTGGCTTCCACTATGTTCTCAAATACTTGTTTTGTGTCCTGGTCTACATTCAGGAGTTCTACAACCTCTGTGATGGCATCGAACTCTGTCTTCATTTCTGGCGTTTCCTCCTGGTCTACTGTATATCGGATTCCAATTCCGAAACCGGCAATATTATTTTTATAAGCTCTTATGCACTGCGGCAGTATAGAGCTTTCTGTTACCATGTTTTTCAGGCCTTCCAGCATCATTGGCGGTTCTATCCAATCACCAGCATTGACCGCTTCCTCTACCGTAACCTGAGATGGTGCATCGGATTTCTTAATCGGTGCTGATATTACAGGATCAGCAGCTTTTATTACTGTTGCCTTAACCTGCCCTTTTGCTTTTCCACTCATGTTTTATGTTGCCCCTTTCTTTTTCTTCGGCCTCTTAACCGGTAGGCATACCAGCAATATGCAGTCTGCTTCATCGGGTGACTGTACTCCTCTGGCCTTCATAACCTTTTTGCTTTCAACTCTGATCTTTGAGTTTTCTGTCATTTCGTACTTTCTTCCAGATATCTGAGCCACAAGAGCATCATCATCAGGAAGGATAATTTCAACATCTTTTGGAAGTCCGTTATCATCAAACGGCTGCAATAGCTTTTTGAGAACAGACATCATATATGTTGTGCTATCATCAAAGAACTTGTGTCTGATCTTCTGCCCGAACTTAACTGGATATACTTCCATCCACCAGAAACGCTCTGGATTATTCCTCTTAATCTGTCTAAGTCTGTCAACTACTCCACCGCCTACGCCTCCATCATCAATCTTTATCGGTATAGGTTCATCTATGTCTGGCTTTAATCCATACTGGTATACAAGTAACATTCCCAACGAAACGATATCATCAGCAGTTTTCATCGTGTCCTGTCCTACACGTTTCTTGAAGAACTGCACCTTCTCATCAGTACGATACCCTATAACCGTTTTATCAGTACCGAACCTTGCAACGTCACAGCCAATATGAATGATCTGCGGATGCCTTCTTGGGAAGTATTCTGTTGCAATGCTTTTCTCAACCAGCGGAAGCGGTATATAAATGTCGTCCTCTGCAAGGGGAAAATCACCAGCAACACGTACTCGAAATACATCGCTGTCCTCGCCATACATATTGATGATTGTCTGCACAAATTCTTGCGATACTCTCGTACTGTTTCTACCGTCAATATGAAATGTCGAATACTGTTCTCGGTTCTTATTGTGACTATCATAAAAAAATCCCGACAACTGGGTCGGGTTTCCACACATAAGCAATTTTGCCCCTGGTGTCGAAAGAGCACCAAGAACCGGTTCGAATATTTTATCTTCAACACCGCTGGCCTCATCTATGATATAAAGCATATGTTCCGCATGGAAGCCCTGCAAAGCATCTGGCGTACTTGCGGTACGTGCTACTGCAAACCATTCTTCGGCATGGCCTTTCATGTACAACTTTTCTTTTGTCCATATCAATTCTGAATCCAGCGTTTTATTGTTACGTTTCCATTTACTGATCTCAGCCCAAAGGATATCGAACAACTGATGCTGTGTCGGGGCTGTGCATGGTATCTTCGGATATGGGTGAGTACACATGAACCATATAACAGACCATGCCTCCACCGCCGATTTACCTATACCATGTCCAGATCGAACACTTGTCATTTGATTCGTAACAAGGCTCCGTAATATCTTTTTCTGTTCAGGATCCGGGTCTGCCTTTAAGATATCCTGTACAAATTCAACCGGATGATTGGCATAATATAAAATAGCCTCATTACTCAGCATCTTTCTCAGCCTCCATCCTGTTCCTGTACGCCTCCTCTATTACATCAGCTAATGAAGATGCGCTCTCGCTTTCTTTTCTCTGTGCTTCCTCCTGCTGTCTATGGTATTCAAATTCTGCAACCTTCTGATCGAGTTCTCTTTCCCTGAGTTCATGTGCCGGATTTTCTCCAACAGTGTCACGCAGGAACGCAGCTGCTTTTGTGTTCCCCTTCATTGCCTGATTGATAACGCCCACCATTACCGCTGTCTGATATGTAAAATCTTCCTCAGATATTCCCATGACTGCCAGCTTTTGTTTCAACTCTTTCGCAGCCTTCGGAACCTGCATATCAAGCAACATTTTTGCTGTATCTCGCATGGCTTTCTTCCTGCGGCGTGCTTCACCTGATGCGATGCCGCCTTTTCGGGCTGTTTCCACCTGTTGTTCCCCTGTTCGGAAGCGATATGGCTCGCCCTTTTTTAAGTTTTCCTCATTCGGCACCGTCACCACCTCTCTGTTCTGTCATTATTTGAGAAAATCAGATAAAATATTGATCTTTTCTCTCTTTCTCCATCTGTGCCATAAACTTATTCGGTGCCGTCATTCTACATGGAATATCACATCTTGCCATATCTGTTCTGGCCTTTTCCTTAATCTCCAGGATATCCCTGTCCATTACATGACCTATGATCTCATATGGCTTATGGCAGCAATACATCACCTGTCCATGCTCATTTACTGCAATCTGCGCCCATTGTGCAGTACAGGCTCTTTCCTGCTCCCCAATCAAGTTCCATTTAAAGTTCAGTTTTACTCTGCTGTCCTTCTTTGCCAGTTCTTCCACTGTATAGATCAGTTCTTTAATATGTCCACCGGAATACTCATCCAGATACGCAATTCCTCCTGTGCTTTCTATAGGACGGAATACTATGTAATCCACATCCAGATCACAATTCGCAGTATAAAACGCATATACGTCATTCGGCCACTTCACAACTTTCTGAATGCCAAGCGTTGTTTCCGGGCTCTCCCTTCTTTTCCAGTCTGCATATGCCTGAATATTATTCCTGACCTTTTCATATGCTCTTACGCCTCTGCTTTTTTCGTAACTGTCCTCATCCCATCCATCCAGGGAAACTTTTAAATAATCCGGCTTTATATACTGCACCTCATTGAAATTCGTATTAATTCCATAGTGAATGCTGTGTGCCTCCAACCAGTCTGTAATCTTCTTAAAATCCCTGCATAATGTAGGCTCGCCTCCACCTGTCAGGATAAATCCTTCTACGCCGAGCTCAAGCAGTCTTTCTGCATACTCCACAAATTCTTCATACCGCATCGAGTATGCTCCTGTTTCCAGTTCCCACCGTCTATAAGTGCAATACGGACATTTGTTATTGCAATAATTAGTCAAAAATATATCTGCTGTTATCGGTCTACGATCATTCAATGCTCTTTCAACATGAGCAAACATCTTGTCCCCTGCAATATTTTCCACACTATCGCACCTCCTTCCGGTACTTTTCATTTATAATCTTCGGAACGCAACATTCCCAGTCTATCCTGTGATGGATCCGCTTATGCTTCGTATACATCATGCTGACTTTAATACAGCTCGGCATTGCCATTACTGAATAAAACGTCTTAACATATGTTCCTGTTTCCAGGTACGATTCTGTCATTCCTCCATCAAGGGACTGCGTAGGAATCTGGATTACACACATATTGCATAATGTGAAGAATAATCTTCCTCTGCTTCCTAATGTGGTATATGTTGTAACATCCTCATTCATCGTACCTCTGAAATCTATTGGCCTGTCAGTTCTGCAAAACAGACTGTTCATAGCTTTTCTAAGCAATCCTTTCTTGAAGTTTCCTCCATCCAGACCACCTACGAAATCACCACCCTGCGCAAATGCTACTGTAGCTGCACCAGACGCATCCAGAAAACGAAGCATATCTTCAAAAATCCTGTCCATCTGCCTTGCCGGTTTTGCTGACAACTTATTTCCGTTTACATATCGAAAATCTATTTCTTTGTAATCATCGTCCAGCATCAGGAAATATTTCAGTCCCAGTTCTTTTGCTATCCTGAACGTTTCATTCCTGGCATAAATAATTGCTCTATGCTCATTGAAATTATCCATTGTGTCTGCTCGATCATACGCTTCCTGCTTATCGAACATTATTACATGCTCAGGTCCGAAGTTTTTACGATACTGTTCTGCTGTCTCGTCCTCATCATCAATGATCATATACCATTTTCCTGTATATCCACCTTTTTTCAGGGCTCCCATTGTTGCCACATTATCAGCTCGGCCATGCGTCAATATAAAAACAGCAAAATCACTTCTCATAGCCTTTTCTCCATTTTTCATTTATAATCTGAGGCAGCAAATTGTTCCACCGCACACGTTTTATAAATCCTGTTTTCCCATAAGCAACGCTTATTGCACTCGGAACATAAAGAACCGGATAGAAGTAATTCCAGTACAGATTTACTTCCCGATATTGTTCGGTGGATCCTCCTTTGTTCTTTTCATGGTCGTATAGCGTAACTTGCACACCCATGAAAGTAAAGAATAATCTTCCAAGCATATTATTAACAGCAGGTGTGGTAACATCTTCATTTATACGACCTAAAAATTCAAAAGGTCTGTCCGTCCTGCAAAAGAATGAATTTCTTGCGTTTCTGTATAATCCATCCCTGTATCTTCCATTTGCCCCACCAATGTAGTCACCGGCGACAGCAAATGCCACACAGCTTATTGCTTCTGGTTCCATAAATTTACACATAGCCTCAAACAATTTGTCAAAATCTGATACCGGCTTTGCTTTTAACTTTCCGTCCTTCACGTAACGGTAATCTATCTTCGGATAGTCATCATCCAACTGCACGAAATATTTATATCCTTTTTCCCTGGCAATTTTGAAGCAAATATTTCTTGCATATACAGGAACGCCTTTATGATCTGTCAAGTTATCTCCAATATCAAAATCCTCGTATTTGTGAAAAACCTGTATATTTTCTTTACCATATTTTTCGCAATACGCATCTATGGTATCGTCTCCATCATCAAGAACAAAGATTATCTTTCCTGTATACTTTCCACGCTTCAATGTCTTATATGTAATCTGATTATCCGGACGCTTATGTGTAATAATGAATACTACAAAATCGTCACGCATCTTCCTCATCCTCCATAGTATCTAAGACATCAGCAAATAAACTTGCATAGCCATTTGCGATTGCATTATTTATGTCTATGATTACAAGGGCTGACTTTTCCATCAGTCTCTGCATCTCCGGTGTTGCATGAGCATAATACTCTGCAATATTTCTGTAATTAAAAACATTGTGCCTGCCAGCAGCATCCTTCAGGAACTGTCTTTCTTCCTCCGTAATCCCTTCTGCTTTTTCAATCTCTGCAATCAGTTCTCTGCTTTTTTCTTTATCCAGCATTTCTGAAATTGTAGGACATTCTCCAGTAATCTCATACTGTGGAATGTTGGTTTTCATTGTGTAGGTATTGTCCTCTATCTCATCAGCAAAATCTGTCTCGCCTTCCTCGAAACCAAACATCGACATATCAATATCAAGAATTTCTGACAATTCCTGCTGTAACAATTCCTCATCCCATGTGGCGATCTCAGCAGATTTATTATCTATCAGTCGGAACGCCTTAATCTGTTCTTCTGTCAAATCATCAGCAATAGTACAAGGAACTTCTTCCATTCCCAGCTCTTTCGCCGCCTTTACTCTCGTATGGCCTGCGACAATTACATCATTAACATCAATAACAATAGGGATTCTAAAGCCAAATTCCTTGATGCTCTCCTTTACTACTGGTACTGCTTCGTCATTGATTCTTGGATTTTTCTCATAAGGAAGTATGTCTTTAATACTCCTATATACAATCTGCATTCTACCCATTCCGCTTGCTCCTTTCTCATTTTGCACATAATAAAAGGACCATGCTTTTACACATCGTCCCTGCTTTTCTCATTTATTCCATTGTTTCATCTTTCTTTAAAACGCCCCGCCTCGTAAGGCAGGGCTAAATGAGAAAGAATCGGCACAACACAGCCGGCAACAAGTATTTGTGAGGGCATGTTTCACATCCGCTTGTTGCAGTTTATACTCTAGCACATTCCTCTATGCACTTCTAGTACACTTCGAGAGGCATTTTGCGGCATTTCACGTACGCTTCATGCCCTTATATGTACATCAGGCGGCATTTTATGTACAATAGCGGCAATTAGCGAACGCTAACTGTTTTTATATTGCCTCTAATGTCAATTCTGCCAGCATGACCGCATATTTTTTCTCGAATTCCTGTAACGCCAGCCCATTCAATTTCTGGACACTCCGCACGTTTCTTTCCTCATCAAATGCTGATCTGGCTATTTTCTCCCATGATTGAAAGTGGATATATCTGCAATTCAATATTGTGATATAACTTACATTATCCAGAGCATTTATTTGTTCTGATACCTTCATCCGGAACTGCATCAAATCTATGATCTTATCATCAATTTTTCTTTCCATCTCATCAATCCGGCTAAACAATGTCCCGAACTTATCATTGTTTCTGCTGCTTTGTACTCTTTCGCCTTCGCCGCCTCCCCCTAATGAATACAGCATATCTTTTACTGCCTCTTTATCTCTTTTTAGGTTTCCAATCTCTGCCTGTTTGTGTCGCACCTGTTCTAAATATTCTTTCGCCGTCATAAAATGCCCCTCCAGAAACTTTATTTGACTAATACTCCACACCCGATGTATAATCAGGCTATCCGTTTGTGGGCTCTTGTCTTAGGTATCTGGCAGGGGCTTACTTTTTTATTTAGATTTTCTTTCCCCCATGTCTGTATGATCTGCTTTTGTTAAATTCTGCTTTTTCCATCAGCATTGCTTCCAGGTCGATTCCGTAATATCCGCACATATCCATGATTCTGATTACTGTATCTGCCAGCTCTGATGGGATTCCCTCTGGCTTTCCGTCTTCTCTGTAATATGTTTCAGTTGGTTCCTTACCTTTTCGGTATTCCTCCAGTGCTTCTGACAATTCACTGTGGCACAATGCGATCAATGTTCCAAACTCCGGAGGTTTGTCCCACCATCCATGCTGTACCGCTGTTTCATGTACATCTTTTACCATATCATTAATCTTTCCCATTGTTCCTGATCCTCCTAAACTGCTGCCTTTTTCTTCTTTCTGAACATCTGTGCTGCTTCACATGTTGCAAAGTGTGAGATATATCCAAATCCTGTTGCATGTTCTGGATAATCCTGTACTGTACCTACAGCCACTTCTCCATTGGTAAGGACAATTCTGTCCTTGCCTCCTTTCTTCTCTTTGTAGTATACAAAACTCGGATTGCAAGGCATACTCTTACCGGCTTTTGTCTTTATCCACATAATCTGTTTACCGCATTTTGAGCAATTTCCAAATGAATTTTTTAATCTCATTTTTTCTCTGTTCTCCTATTCCTCATCGTACTCATAATCATCGTCTGAGGATTCTGTACCGCCGCTTGCACCGTTTGTATCGTCCTGGTCTATAATTTCCTCATTGGAAGTATTCTCGCTGTCAGAACTGCTATTATCTGCTTCTGTGGCATCCTGTTCGGAGCATTCCAGCAGTGGTGCATTCATCGGAAGTGCCGGCTGCTCATCAACAATGGTCGCCTCTCCATTTACTACATTTGCATATTCAGGATCGAAAATGCTCTGCTGTCCTCCTTCCGAAACGTATCTCAGAACATAGCGTTTCAATTCATCATCATAGACCAGTTCCATTCCTGTATCATTCTTTCCATCGAATCCATCTTTCACTGGTACCTGCGTGTCAATCTTGTATTTCAATATCGGCTTATGTACTTCTCTGGAACTTCCGTTTCCATCAGGAATAAAGTCTTTGCTGATTGATAGATTTACCTTTAAGGTAATTGCTCCTTCGTCAGAATGATTCTGTTCCATTTTCTGGAACAATCTTTGAAGCAACAGATTGAATGATTCTCTGATCTTCGAGAATGTTTCGCTCTCCATTGTGATTTCCTGCCAGTTCATAATTTCCATTGTTGTTTTCCTCCTCATTCAATTATTTGTTAACTGGTGACTTTATATCCAAAATCCGGACCTCCACTCTGGGATCGTCAGAATAAAATTTTCTTACCTGGCAATCTACAATTTGAGTATCATCATGGTATGCAATTTTATTCAGAGCATCCGCAATGATCTTAATGCAGTTGTCCATATCAGGTTTTTTGGTTGGTCTGATAATCCCAGCTCGCATAAGCTCTTTTTTCTTTTTCGGTCTGCTCGGTGGAATTGTATAGTATGCTTTTATTCTCATATCCAGCATGGCATCATCCGGAAACTTGGTTTCTCCGCACTGGTTCAAATATTCCATACGAACCAGATTTTCATAAATCACTGTATCTTTTGGTGTAATAGCATGACCTGTTTTAGTATTGAATCTTGGTCTGCCTTTTCCCTTTGGTTCCCCATGTACTGTAAATTTTAGTTCCATGTTCCTACATCCTCTCGAATATTCTTGCAAAGTCCTTTGATTTATACGGACGGATTTCTCCTGAACTTTCCTTCACAATATAATCACCGATCTTTGCTCTCAGCTTTCCACATCCGGTGTTAATCGTGCATCCATATATGAAGATTGCTCCATCGGTAATACATCTATCGAAATAGATCATCTCTTTTTTGACAGCTCTTGCAAACCATCCCGGAGCATTTATTTCTGCATCCCTGTTAAGCTGGAACGCTTCTACGGTAGGAACTTTTCTTTTATATTTCATATTTCTTTGTTTCCTCATCATTTTGAGGTGTCCGCATTCTCTTTCCGGTCAGTGGCATGTACATAATATGCAACCGCCTTTCCTGTGGGTGTCACCTGCTTTTTGTGCTGCCCTACATCGTAACCATTCACAGCCAGGATCGTCATAACCGCTTTTCGATCTTCCAAACCGTAGATTCTAAGTTCTGCATCCCAGCCTGTTTTTACCTCTTTCGTTGCAGGACCAGTAATAAGTTCTTCCGGTTTTGTTTTGGTAACCTCAGCAATTTTAAAAAGAACATCCAGTGTAATGCTTGCAGATGCGTTCTCGTATGCCCCGATCTGGCTCTCGCTCTTTCCAATGAGTTTTCCTAATTCTTTCTGTGTCAATCCAATACGATATCTGACTTTTTTAATTTCCTGTCCTACTTTCTGTGTTGCGCTCATTTCCATTTTTTCTTTCTCCCATCATTTAAAAATAATCAGCAAGTTCCTTCTGCCTCTGTGCTGCTTTTATGATTCTGAATGATTTTCCAGGAATCTCCACCGGAAAACAGTGTTCAAAAATTCTGTCATAGATCCTCCGATAACGGATATCCGGATTCCTCATCATTTCATCAAATGTAAGGTTCGTAGTCAGAATCATAGGCTTATCAGCCCTTACTCTGCTATCTATGACGTTGTAAACTTTTTCCAGTGCATAATCTGTGTTTCTCTCTGCTCCCAAATCATCAATGATGAGCAAACTGCACGCATTCAGCATTCCAATGTATGCTGCCTCATCCTGTCCCTGAATGTCCTGCAATATCTTCACGAACGATGTCATTACCACAGATATGTTCTGCTCCATCAGTTCATTTGCAATGCAAGCTGCAGTAAAACTCTTTCCAGTTCCACATGGACCATAAAACACAAGCCCAAGGTTCTTTTCTCCTGTTTTGGGGTTTCCTTCTGTAATCATCTGTCTGAACTGAGCTGCGTATTTTCTGGACACATCATACGCCCTCTGATTCTCTGTTCTTTTTTGATATACAGAAAACTCTGCATCTCTGAATTTACTTGCCATCATAGAAGCATCTTTTAATCTCTGGACACGATGCATTTCTTCCTCGTATTCCTCTTTCCTTCTCTGTTCCTCCAATTCTTTTACCCTACAATCGCAAATGCACCAGACTGTTTTATGAAAATACGGACTGTTTATCTTTTTCTGTCTTGCCTTTCCGCATACTCCGCAATGCCATAATCCGTCAGCGTCTTTGTAATCTCCTTCATGAATCTGAGTAACCTCCGGTGAAGGTTCTGTAGGAAGAAACTGTGCTGCATCCATACTCTTGTCACCCCCCCTATAAGTATTTATCAAAATCTGCGCTACCATTTGAATCCGGTTCCTGCGGCTTCTCTTTTTCTATGTAATCCATAAATGGCGTTGCATCCCCCAGGAACGTTTTGGCGTGCTTAATATATTGAGAATCTGTATGCTTTCTCTCACACTCCATTCGGTAATTTCTGGCTGCAAGTCTCAATTCTTCTGGTGAAAATCCGCTCTTTATACGAGCCTGGTATTTCTTGTATGCCATTCCCTTATCCGCTTTCTTAGGATATTCAGCCCAGAACGCTTCAAAATCATCCGGATAGTCGTTTCTCTTTGGCCTTTCCGCACTCGTCTCCTGATCTTCTATCATCACAGGTGCACTGATCTGCGCCTCTATCATTTTAGAATCATCCAACGGAACACCATGAGTAGTTGAATAAGATTTATTATCTTTGAGAAGCAATGTTCTTTTTTCGTCTGTATACTGAGTTTCATGGTACCTGTTCTGTGAAATACAGTTGTGCATCCTCCAATGTTTTATGACGATCACACCATTATCAAATGTCAGGACAAATCTTTTCGATATCAGAATCCGCATATCATCATCCCTGGCACCCACTGTACGCATGATTCTTTTTGGGTTTCCTATAAATCCATCATCGTCAGCCCTCATATTCAGATGAAAATATAGGCACTGGGCTGACATTGGCATATCCAGAAATGCATCACTGTCAACTATTTTCATGGTGAACATTCTTTTCTGCGCCATTCTTTGTCACCCTTTCTTTTCAGCATTCTTTATGGCTTTTTCCGCAGTTTTATCAGATTTTGTATTGTTACTCGGAACATATCCGCCTTTATATTTGCCATATATCCGATCAATTTCTTTTTGGTTTTCTTCATTACGGATTTTTGCTCTTTCTCTTGCAGTTTTTCTTAACTCGTCTAGCTTTTCATCGGAAATAAGATCATTTTCTCTGATATAATGAACAATTTCGGATAACTCATAACTGCTTCCGCTTTTCCTGGCTTCCATCTGTGCTGTATTATGAAGAATGCCTTTCATCATCTTTGTAACGCTTGCTGCCTCTGCAAGATATGATTTCGCTATTTTCCCATTTTTTGAATGTCTGGCCTTTTCATTCAATTCATGTATCGTATCATTCATTCTTTCAATGAGTGCATCTTCTGTCACAAGGGCAGCTCCGCATTTTCTGCAACGTATCAGTTTCATCCTTACCACCTCATCCAGTAATATATTTTGTGGTTGCATCGGTAATATCAATCGTTCCTGCATTTTTCCATCTATCCCAAAAGGCAATCGTTCTGGACTGTGGTCTTTCTTCCGCAAGCGCAACATGGATTTTTAATGGAATCGGTACTGCATCACCAATCACAAACACATCTCCAGGCGAAAACATTGAAGTTTCATCAATCACGCTTTCGCTTCCTTCTGGCATCATGCCTTTGATCATTGCCTTGTCATTTTCATTATTCATCTTTCCAACAATGAAGTTTGCACACTGCGCCATGATTGTCTTGTTAAGCTCTGACGGCCTCTGGCTTGCAGGAAATAATGTCACACCGAACTTTCTACCTTCCTTCGCAATGTTCTCAAATATCTCCACCATACGCCGCTGAGAGGCAGATAATGAGAAGTCATTTGGAATATATACATGAGCCTCATCGCATACCAAGGTGACCGGATTTACGTCTTTGCTCTTGTACGTTCTCTGGATTTCGTACACCAGCTTTGTAATTACCCCAATAATCGGAATAGCAACATCGTGCGGCACCTCAGACAGATCAATATTCTTTACCGGAACATCGTTGTTCAGCACATCTTTCATAAAATCATATAAATACTGCTGCGACATATCCTCAAATAAAAACTGATATTTGCTGTCTCTTGCCTTATCAACAAGGAGATTCACAATATTGGTGAGTTTCCCGTTGTAATCGCCTTTTACGATTTTCTCTTTTCCAGCTTGCGCACCTGTTTTATAAACTTCTCCTGTCCCGACCATTTCTTCATCAAGAAATTTCATCAGTTTAACAAACTCTACATAGTTGAAATATATTGGTCTGTTCTCTTTTCCTTTCGGGCATACATTGTAATAGCACTTCCGGAGAGCTGTCATGGCTACGGTTGCTGATTCCTCTTTGATTTTTAAAATATTGGAGATCATATCCGTAAAGCCAAACATCCATATAGGGAATGGTCTGTCACCACCAATCTGAATATTTCTGGCATATGACAATTCTTTGTATTCGCCATGGATGTCAAATACGATCACATTCGCCCCAGGTAATTTGCTTGTCTGCTCCAAAATTTTCGCCACTGTCTCGGATTTTCCTGCGCCGGTGTTTCCAACAATACAAGCATGTCTCTGGAAGAATTTGTTTCCATCTACATATGCCGGAAACTCATAGGCTGAATATTCTCCGATGCAGAATCCTTCTGTATACCTGCTCAGCATAGAAGCAAATTCTTCTTTGGAAATTCGATGTGCACTTACTTTCATGGTTGGATATTTGTCTATTGCCTTCTGGAATGTTCCATCTTTTACAGTTCCGATAATGGAGCATTCCAACATCTTTGTACTGCTATGTTCCAAAATATAATCGTTTTCTCCGATTTCCTCCTCATTCTCTGTGTCAATATCTGTCAATGTGTTTACCATGGTAACCAGTTCCACTTCTCCATCTGATACAGCAATCAGATCATTGATCCGCACATCGTCAAATTCTTTGTAGTCCGATCTAATTTGAACCTTATCGCTTAAAATTTTTACAAGTTTCATGCCCTTACGCCTCCAACAATTCATTGTAGTTTCTTACAGCAGCCTGCTTTATGCTTTTGCAATAATCACACCTTCCGCAATGAACAGGTTCCAGCAAGCCAGCTTTGATATCTGCATATCTTCCGATGTTTTCCTCCACCTGTCGTAATGCCATATCAAGGGTAGATTGCGGTATCTGCCAGATGTCTCTATCCATTACCCTCTCTTTAGTTACTACAGCAAGATAGAAAGGTAATTTTTCACCTGTAACGATTTCCACGCCTTTCTGATAAATAGCGCCCTGGAGGTCATATCTCCACATAGGGAGCTTATCCATTCTTGCCACGACCTTTAAGTCTGTAATCGCTTTCCCTGGATTATAGCTGTCCAGCTTTGCCTTCCACTTCACCCCGAATAATTCAAAGGTGAAAATTCGCTGTTTTTCTCCACTCATAGCGTCCATAAATTTGGGATCCGTTTTCACAGTTTCTATGATCTGGTTCGCTCTTTTGAACTCTGCTCTCAGCTCATGTTTTCTTGTGTAAAGTGCTGGATTCTCTTTCAGGAACTCATTGAGTGTGCCTTCAAAGTATCTGTCTACAAATGAACCTACCAATAATGCCCTAGTTGTTGGTCTTTCATATTTTCCAGAGATACTTGCCATAGCTGCTGCCTCACAATTCATAAATGCCTTGTACTGTGATACACTCATATATTCCTGATTCGCCTCCGGGCTGTAATAATTTTCATTATTCAGAATCATTTCTTGTCACCCTCTTTGCTGGCTTCCTGTTTCTTTTCTCCTCCACTGAAAGGATCGCTGATTTCACTGTTATCAGTTACCGGTAATCCAATTTCGAAGTAGTCTTCCCTCTTTGCCATTCCATCACGTAATGTGCGGTACACTTTTTTCAATCTTACAAAGTCATTTTCGGAAAAAGCATCGTTCTTACAGCCCAGATACTTTTCAATCATCGAGATATTTACAGAAAATTCCTTTTCAAATACTTCTGCCATCTTTCTAACACGATCCACTAAAGGCTCTTCATATCCTTCTCGCAATGTTTTATTACATCTATCCACTGCTGCCTCCACAACATCACTCGGAATAATTCCAAGAATACAAGCTCTTACTCTTCGTGCTGCTTGGTTCGCTACTGCTTCGTAAATATCTCTTGGGTCTGTAAGCGGATAATCGCCTTTTTTGGTGTGTCTAATATGAGGAACGCTAAATAATTTTGTCTGTCTGGAATTGGTTTCAAGGTCCCATGCGTACGCCATAACCTGACTGGCTCCGTTTCTCTGTTCCAATTCCATAAATCCAAAATCAATATTGCCCCAGTTCTGAGCAATAGCCTCTGCAAGTCTTATTGAAGGACCTGTGATTTTTCCATTTCCTCTTTGAAACTCATACATAGAACTTTCTGCCAGTTTTCTCCTCTGACAAGCTCTCATAATGTTGTTATATGCCATAACCTGATCTCGTGGGAACTTCTTTGCCGCCAACATTGCGACCTGCACTTCCTGTGCCTGTCTGGTTACCATCATTTCTGTTTGAGATGATCTCTGCGGCTGCATTGGCTCCTGACTTGTAAAGTCTACTGACTGGACATTTCCCTGTGAATTAACCTGAACTTCATTCATTGTGTTGTGCCTCCTTGTTATTATTCCTTCATCATTTTTGACATAGTTTCCAAATTCACTCCCATTCGGAAAAAGTATTCTTTTACCATATCTGGAAGTAATATTGGAATGTAGCTTTCATCTTTTCCTGCAATCTTTACTTTTCTTTTGGCGTATTCCACCAAACAAGAAAACTCTGCATTTGATATTTTGTAACCGTCTTTCTCTAATTGCTGTTTTACGCTCTCGTATTCCTGCATTTTCTTCGTGCCTCCCTGCGTCTGGCTTTAATAAACCATTCGATCAGGAACACAATCGGAATGATTGCCCATTCACCTCCGATTGCTGCATATCCACGCTGAGCATATGCCATCCGCACTGCTACCGCCATTAATAAGCAGCCTGCGCTTAATGCAATCCAATGTTTTACAATCCATCGTTCCAGCATTCTTTCCTCCTATCTATAAAAAGAATGATTTCCCATAGTAAAAAGATATTCTGTATTGTTCTCCATCCAAGGTGAACTACCAGTTCTGCAGAAATATAACGCTCCCTCTGTATCATCCCAGTTTTCACACTGGACCATATACAAAGCCTTGTAGCATTCTGCATCTGGTTCAACGTTCCAATACCTTCCATCATCTAAGACGGGTTCAAATTGTCCTGGCTGAAACACAACGTCCTCTATACTATTTGGAAATTCTCTGCTTTCAACTCGATTCAGAACCACTTTCATCACAAGTGCTTTTCCCTCGGTCCCTTCTCCCTCTGCTTCTGCCATTGCAATCCTCAAAAGAATATCGGAATCTTTATTGTTCCAGTTCAGCTCATCTTCTGATGCTGAATTATATTTTGTATCGTTTTCCGGTGTTTCTGCATCGGATCCGGTTTCTGCCTGTTCATCCTGAATGGCCTGTATTGTTGTGTATGTAGATGCTTCTGCTTTATTGTCGGCCTTCAATACGACTGTTACCTGAGCTGCCAAAAGTATCATTGCCGCATCTACCGCATATACTTTTAATTTTCTTCGTGTACTCTTACGCACTTTTTACCTCATCTTTCTCATACGGATTTACAAATATGCCAAGATCAATTCCCTGTAAGGCTCTTGCCTCTTTTATAATTTCTGCATCGTTCTCTATTCCGTATCGTTCCTTCAAAATCTGTCTCAGCTTTTCTTTCAGTTCCATTCGTATCAGCCTCTTTCATCTACTTCTGAAATTTCTCGGCCAGCATCCGCAACTCCGAAATTGCTGTTGCCAAAATTTCCAGCTCTTTCACTATTCCGTCAAATTCTTCCTGCTCATCTGCTGTAATTTCTCCATCTTCCGCAATACTAAGCAGTTGTTTCTTCATGCTTCGAACACCATCTTCATCCAGGCTGTTCAGAATTTTTACAGTAATTCCTTGCAAGCCGCTTACCTGTGTCGCCAAAGGAAGATTCCGTCCTATCGGGCATTCATGTTTGCAATAATAACTGCGTAATTCCGGTGTCTTATACAGATCAGACATCATCACTACTGTATCTGGTGGTACGTTTTTGGTTACTCCCAGCTCATGATTTGCCAGAGTTGATGTTGAGATACCCAATAACTCAGCAGCTCTTTCTCTACTGTTTAGAAGATCATTGTATTTTGCAGCCTTTTCTCTACAAGCAAAATAAATGTTCTTGCCTTCTTTCGTACAATCAAACTCCATTCTGTTTTCACCTCTCATCTTTTATAATGAGTTCATGCTCAATCATCCGAGCAAGAATCATCATCAGTAATATTCAAATAATCACTTATTCTTTTTCTGATTGGAGGTGATACCACACGACCATTTAAAACTGACGAAATGTATGAGCGATTGTTGCCGAGCCTCTCTGCCATATCAGAAACTCCGATATCTTTCTGAATCATGGCAATCTTGGCTTTTTTGCACCAAGGAGACAACTTTTCCGCCATATGTTTTGCTCCTTTCTTTTCTTTACTTTTGTTGCATTTTTCTTTATAATGAAGATTGATTTTATCTTTAAAATGAACTCTAAAATCATCTTCAAAATCATCTTACATTTGTTATATTAACTCGTAATAATGAGTAGGTCAATACCTTTTGCTCATTTTATTGAGTTTTTATCAAGGAGGTACTATGTTCTACGATAATTTTAAGGCTGCTTGCGAACGAAAAGGCACCACTATAACAGCTGTTTTAGCGGATATAGGCAGAGCAAGTGGCAATACTGGTGGTTGGAAAATGGGGAAATTCCCACGATTGGACATTGTTATGGAAATTGCAGAACATCTTCAAATCAGCATTGATGAATTGGTTTATGGGTTAGGTCAAGCTCCATATTCCGGACAAACTCAGAATTGTGAGTTAAGCAGTGAGTGGGGAGATATCATCTCTCAGATACCAGAGGATCGCCAACAGCTTTGCAAGGATTTTCTACGTACTCATATGGTTTCTACTCCAAAGAAATACGCTGATAATAAGAGGGCGTAATATCTCCTGACTATTTTGAATGGTATCGGAATAACAGAAACAAATAACAGGAGGTTTTCTTATGAATAAAAAGATTACTATTCAGCCACAAGCACCACTTGTTCCAGAAAAAGACGCTTTTGTCTTGGAACTTCAACGCCTCCTCGCCTGCTATCAACTGGCAGATCAAAGAGACAGGGAAATTGTGTGGTCTGTGCTCAACAAATATGTACCACATATTGTTTAAAATCAAAGGATAGCCCCATGCAGGGGCTTTCTTTATGCACTTGGGAGAAATATTATGGTAAGAAGAAAAACCGCTTTAAGGGGCGTATCTGCGTCCACTCGCATAACTAAAGTAGCAATATACATCAGAGTTTCTACCATACACCAGGTAGACAAAGATTCCATACCTATGCAGAAGAAGGACCTCATAGCGTATTGTCAGCTTATTCTTGGCACTGATAATTATGAGATTTTTGAAGATGCTGGTTACTCAGGAAAAAACACTGATCGTCCAGCTTTCCAAGATATGATGGGAAGGATCCGGAAGGGTGAGTTCACTCATGTTCTTGTTTGGAAAATTGATAGAATATCCAGAAATCTTCTGGACTTTGCAGAAATGTACGAAGAACTTCAATCACTGCGTGTTACCTTCGTAAGTAAAAATGAGCAGTTTGATACCTCCACTGCTATTGGCGAAGCTATGTTAAAAATTGTTTTGGTATTTGCTGAGTTGGAAAGAAACATGACCTCGGAGCGTGTCACAGCAACGATGATATCCAGAGCCAACAATGGACAATGGAACGGGGGGAGGATTCCTTTTGGTTATTCCTACGATTCTGGAACATCTACTTTCTCTATCAGGGAAGACGAGGCCGCAGTATGCCGCAGGCTAAAAGACCTATATCTGGACAATAAATCCCTCGTCTATACTGCAAGGGCTCTGAATGCAGACGGTTATAAAACCAGGGCAGGTGCGGACTGGACACCTACTGCGGTATGGATTATTGCATCCAGTCCATTTTACGCCGGCATTTATCGCTATAACCGGTATAAGGGAACAGAGAACAGAACTCTCAATCCAGAGGAAGAATGGGTAATGATTCCAGATCATCATCCTGCTATTTTTACTTTGGAAGAACACGAAGCAATGAAGTCCTCATTAAAAACAAATGCCAGATACGTTGATAATCCAGTTGGAAAACCGCACGCTACTGCCAATATCCATATATTTCAGGGAATTGCCTATTGTGGCAAATGCGGAAACAAAATGGTTTCCACTCCCGGAAAGAAACACGCTGACGGGTACCGGCCATCAAATTATAGTTGCCCTCTGCATCGTAGAAGTAAAAAATGCGACAATGCCACTGTGAATGATATGATCGTTGGAGAATTTGCCATCAATTATATTTTGAATATGCTCAATGCAAAGAAAACATTTTCCAATATCGACACTCCCGAAGAATTGCAGCGGCATTTGCTGACCGGTTCCACATTTTCTGATATTTCCTCCATTGAGGAAGATGGGCTAAATGATTTCTTTAATCTTTTATCCAGGTATGGTTCAGATAATTCTTATGTTTTTGCAATAAAAACTCCCCGAAGGAAAAAAGCGTCTGTTAATCCTGAACTTGCTGCTCTCCGGAAGGAAAAAGAAAAGCAGGAACGTGCTTTACAGCGATTGCAGGACTTATATTTGTATTCAGACAAATCTATGTCGGAAAAAGACTTCATTCTCCGAAAATCTGAAATATCTGATCGTTTAAAAAACATTAATGCTAAGCTTGGCCTTATTACTCAAAATCCGGATTCTCTGCTATCCGATGAGGAGTTTATAAAACAGGCCAGTCATCTTCTCATACAGAAAGAAT